TACAGATTCCATTACTCCCGGCACGTGGCGGCAACATAAACAAATCAATCCTTCCCAGCTTGCGCCTAAACAAAAAAAAGCCCGAAGTAATACCCGCCCCGCGAAACGCACAAAACAACCCGCGCGCACAATACGCCATGCTTTACGATATGGCACGGCGAGGCGTAATACAACCGGGCTTGTACCAAACTCCAGACGCGGTATTCAAAGTTACAAAGCGAAAAGTACAAATGATTCGTAAATTGCAAGACCAATCAATCAAAATAAAGTCGGTGCCAATGTTCGGCGATTCAATCACCGTAATTGACCAAAACACTATGTCAAGGCTGTTTGCATACGGCGCAGAAAAAAAACTTGCAGAATTATCATAGTGCCCCTTGATAAACCGGCACAAACACCACTCTATCAATACGAGGGAGAAAAAAGAGCATGAGAACGATAACGGCAAAACAAATAGCCAATATGTACACACTGGTACAAATAGAAAAACAAATTGCAACGTATCAATCCATGCTCGACTCTTCCATTGGCGGCGGCTACACCCTCGACACCACGCAGGGAAGACATTCGGTAACACCGGCAAACCCCGACAAAATAGAATCACTCCTTGCCTTGTGGATGGACGCATACGACATTAAAACAGGACAATACACCGGCGCACAGCTCACACACGTAAATTATACCCCAAACATAGGACGTTAAAAATATGGCAAAAAGTTTCGACCCGTTCGGGTTCAAAGCACGCGCAGAAATAGCAAAATACAACGCACAAGCACAGCACGAAAAAACCGAACGGTCAAAAGTATTCGCTAAAATGTCAGTTATAAAAAGCGTGTTCGGCAACAAAAAAGCATCAGCACTAGGCAATGACCTTTTTGAAAACGCCGAAAAATCACCCGGCGCACTGACCGGCGTATCAATGTTGTACAACTCAAACCCCGACGCATTGCGCCGACTTTCCCGCGTGTCAATTTTACAGTCACCAACAGCCGGTGCAATGGTCAATCGACTTGCCGAAGTGGTTGTTGGTTCTGGCCTACGGCTTAGACCCCAGCCGTTCTGGGATATTATCGATCCCAATAAAAACATATCACCAGAACAGCGCGCCGAATGGGAAAAAAACACCGAACAAAGATACAGGCTGTGGGGAAAATCATACTCACCCGAATACAACACCCGCCGAAACCTCCCACAACTTTCCCGCGCCTGTTTTGAATATCTCTTGCAAGACGGCGAGTATTTTGTATTGTTCCGGTATGCAAATACCCGCGAACAAAACCCGCTGACACTTCAAATTATCCCGCCAGAAAACATCGCGGGCGGGTATACAAATAAGCCAGGACACGAAGTTGTCAACGGCATCGAATACGACGCCAACGGCGAGGCGGTCGCGTATTTTATCCATGACGATTCTACTGGCAAGACAATCCGCGTCCCACGATTCGGCGAACGGTCTGGCAGGGTAATAATGTTGCACAATTTCCTGTCAACAAACGAAAAACAACGGCGCGGAGTCCCCTATCTTGCATCGTGTATTCAGGAACTAATAAAACTCGGACAGTACGAAGACCTTGAAATACAGGCAGCCATTGTCAACGCGCTTTTTGCCGTATGGGTAGAAACACCCGAAGGAATGGAACCGGCAGCGCCAATTTCAGGTCAGGGCGCTCGAAGGGCGGCAGATTCAAAACGCGAAACAACATCAACCGACCCTGACGCAAAAGAGTACGTCTCACAATTCAACACCCTCGACATGAACAAGGGCGGCATAGTAGCCGATGCCCTGCCGGGTGGTACTCAATTAAAATCTTTTGACACGTCCCGCCCTAACGTCAATTTTGGCGTGTTCTTTTCCGAGGTCAAAAAAAACATAGCGTCATCAAAAAACCTTCCCTTATCAGTTGTCGACCTTGCATTCAACAATTCATATTCAGGCGCACGTGGTGAATTGCTCATGTTCTGGATGAGCGTAAACCGTTTCCGACAAAACCACGGATACGATTTTGAAGACGACGTTTTCCAAATGTGGTTTTTGGGCGAAGTTGCCCGCGGAAGAATTACCGCCCCCGGTGTAACAACATCAAAAGAATTGCTTCTTGCCTACACAAACGCCGAATGGATTGGAAACCAGCGACCCGATATTGACCCGCTCAAATCGGTCAACGCCAACATCAAAGAACAGCAACACGGGTACAAGACCGGCGCCGAAATTACCGCAGAGCGCACTGGTGGCGACTACAATGAAAACCTTGCAACGATAAACGCCGAGTGGGAAAAAATTGCCGCTGCAAACAAGCACATGGAAGACATAATAGCAACACGATCACGAAGTCAAAACGTTGGGAGAACAAACGAATGAGCGCGGAAGCAATAATCGCACTTGTGGCAATAGGTGTAACGGTAATGGGCGCATTGATTGTGACATTGATTCGTGTGTTTACCGCGCTTCAGAGACTGGCCGACGCAACCGAACGTCTAATAAAAACAATGGACGACCACGACGACAGAATCGACGAACATGACGAGCGACTGGACAATCATGAGGTACGTATTGTGCGAATTGAACAGACCCATAAATTAAAGGGATGCGACCGCGGGTTGGCGGCAACACAGGGGGTGTAAAAATGATACATCAAACCGACAAAGAACTCGGGCCATACATAAACAAATGGGGTTGTTTCCTCATTTCGATTCTTCGCCTTGTGGAAAAAAACGGAACCGGATACACGTTCCGCGCACACGACATATTAAAGATTTACGAAAACGCCATGCGGCATGAACTGGTCAGTCGCGAAGTAAAAGACTCCGACGGAATTCCAAAAGACGGCTGCACAATTCTTGAACAGCGCGGACTATACAACATGGCCGCCGAAATGTACGGCTTCAATACCCGGTGCCTGAATTATTATTGGCGCCCGGCAGACTATCAAAAACAAACCGGCGAAGACGAAATACTTGAGTTGAAGCGGTCCGGCGTGAAAGGTTCGCACTTTGTAACCGGCAACGGTTCGTTCGGCGTCCCGATATTAAACCGGATTGAGTTTGACCCGATCGCCGGCGGTTCAGTAACGGCCCGGCGCGGATGGATAGAATCAATCCGCATATTTCAAACAAGGTTGGTATAAATGAAAAACTTCATAAAATCCCTTTTCACTGACGGCGATTGGGACGGGGACGCCACAAAGTTTATTGGTTTTTTGATTGTACTTGCGGGGCTTATAGGGTTCTTCATGAGTAAACAGGGCTTTGAAATTGTCATCGCGTTTGGCTCGGGACTAATAGCGACCGGCAAGTTCTCAAAACAGGGGTAAGAGGTAAAAATGTGCTCGACGAAATCAAAAAAAACATTTTGTCTGGTGTTGTTTTTATTGCTATTATGGGCGCCAGTTTTTTCGGCGGATACCTCACAGCAAAATACACCCGACCCGCAGACGACAATACAGCAATTGTTGCAGAGTATGAAAATCGACTTGCGGGTATTGCAATTGTCAATCGCGAATTACAAAAAGCAAATAATCGAATTACAGAATATAATAGCCGAATCACAAAACGACTTGACGACGCAAAAACAATTATTGACGGAATCAATGGCCAACTTGAAAAAGACGGAGACACAATACAGCGAATTGTTGACACGCTTTCAAAACTTGAATACGCAATATCAATCATCTTTGAAAACTGGGCGCCTAAAAAATAAAATTATAATCGGCTTAGGTGCAGGGCTTGCCGCATCAATCATCATAAACGTATTAAAATAAGGGGCATTATTTGGAATCACATACCTTCCGGCATCAATACAAAGCAAAAACAGCAACGCCCGACCAGTTCCGTGTATTCTTGTGTTCAGACCTACACGCAGACGAATCGGGATTTGACAAAGAGCTGTTTACCCGTGATTTTGAAACCGCAAAAAAAGACGGAGCAAGAATCCTCATAAATGGCGACGTGTTTGGGTGCATCCTTCCATCAGACAGAAAAAGGTATTCTCGCGGAAACGACACCGGCGACACCGACGGCAAAATAAACGAAGCGGTCGAAAAAATCGGTAAACTTCTTGCCCCATACGCAAACAATATCGACATGATCGGGCTTGGTAACCATGAGGTATCAGTCTTAAAATACCACCACATCGACGTGACAAGAGTGCTATTGTTTTACCTTGCTCAATTCCGCGACAAAAAACTACCGCCAATCAGACATGGTGGATATACCGGTTTTATCCGATACGCATTTGAGTGTAACGGAGGAAATAGAAAAGCGTTTGACATTTTCTATAACCACGGTCAGGGCGGAAATGCCGAAGTAACCGACGGCATCATCGACATAAAACGGTACCAATACGTTGACGCAAACATCATCTGGCTTGGACATAAGCACCAGAGGTGGTCACACGAAATCGACCCCGCAATCGGTATGCTTTCAAACGGCAGGATATACACAAAACAACGATTCGGCATAATGACCGGAACGTATACAAAAGTATTTTCAGAAACCGACGCCACGGAAAACGGATACCGAATCAATTTTGGTGAGGAACGAATGCGCACAAAACAAAAACAGGGCGGTATAAAAATGACGCTGAACTTGTACCGCGACCAGATTATCCCGGAGTTTACACTTTGATTATCGGAATAACCGGACACGCCCGACACGGAAAAGATACAGTCGCAGATTTTATTTGCGATCTCACGGCCCCGGATTTTTATAAGTGCGCGCTTGCCGACACCATGAAGGTAGTCGCGTCAATAATTTTCGGTTGGGATTTTGACGACCTATACACCGACAAAAAGGATGAGGTTGACCCGAAATGGGGCATATCACCCCGTCACGCATTACAGTCACTTGGCACCGAATGGGGACAATACAAACTGTCAGAATACGACAGTTTCAAAGAAAAAACCGGTCGCCTATTATGGACACGTTCACTACTCAACACAATCGGCGATGACGACAACGCGGTAATTGCCGACGTACGTTTTCCACACGAAGCCGACGCGATAAAAAAACGCGGCGGTAAAATAGTTATGATACGCCGACCAGGTTGGGCGGTAGACATGACACACGATTCTGAAAAAGCCGTCGAGGAAATAAAACCCGATTACGTTATCAGAAACGGTTTGGGACTCGACGCATTAAAAGACGAAACAAAAAAAATGTTAAATTATTTTAGCATTACCCCTTGATAAAGTTGTACGTTTTACACTCTATCAATATAAGGGCAAAAGGAGTTTTTGCACATGGCTAAAAAAATACTTATAACCGGCGAAATAGGATGGGACGTTGACGCTGCGGACGTGTCTGCACAATTTGCCGACGCAAAAGGTGGCGACGTTGATATTTACATCGCATCTCCCGGCGGCGACGTGTTTACCGGAATTGAAATCTATAACGTAATACGCGACTACAAACGGGAAAACCCCGACGCACAAATCCTCATGACGCTAAAGGGGCTTGGTGCATCAATGGCATCATATATCATGATGGCACCCGCCGACATGGTTGTTGCCGAAGATAACGCCGTATTTATGATACATAACCCGTGGTGTTTTACTGCCGGTGATTATCACGAAATGGAAAAAATGTCGGAGTTCCTTTCGGGGCTTGCATCCCTCATGGCGGACGCATACGCAAAGAAAACCGGCAAATCAAAAGCCGAGATTCAAACCCTCATGGACAACGAAACATGGCTTTTCGGCGACGAAATAAAAGCCGCCGGTTTTGTTGACGACATGGTCAAGTCAGACGACGGCAAAAAAGACAAATCGCAAGCACTTGCGGCGGCACGTTTGCAGTTTGGCGCAATGGCAAACAGCGCACAGAAAAAAACCGACGTAAAGGCATTCCGCGAAAAAGCAGCAGCAATGATACATGAAATACCGGCGGCGCATACCGCGGTTTCAAATACAAAGAACACAGACAAAGGAGATAACGACATGGAAATCAAATCGTTGGCAGATTTGAAGACTGCAAACGCCGCCGTATACAAAGAGGCGGTTGACGAAATCAGCAAAGAGGCGGTGGCAAAAGAACGCGAACGAGTCAGCGCCCTTGCCGAATTCAAGGTAAAAGCCGCGAAGGTTGGCGACGCCGTATCACTGATTGACGAAGCAATCAAAGATGGACGCGACGTTTCCGCAATTGCCGCGCAGGTAACCGATATGGTACTTGCCGCCGCCGATTCACCCGCACCGGTAAACGCATCGGGCATACCCGACGAAGCAAACGCCGAAAACGACGGAACCGCATACCAGCCTATCGGTATGGTACCCGTAAAATAAAAGGAGGACATAACAAATGTCAATGACAGTATACGACTATAACTACAACCTCTCAATTCGCGAGGTCGGAGATCAGGTAACCGTAACCAACAACCTGGGGCGAACCGCCATTTATGGTGAGATTGTGAACCTTAACGGAATGTACGGTATCGTAATGGACCCGGACGGAATCGAAAACGGCGCGACAGGACGCATGTATGTTCTTCAGCCCGACACGCTCATTTCAACCGCACAGATTAACAAGAATAGCGACTTTGTTGCCGGAGCCACAATCTATTTCAAAGCCGGTAGTTCAAGTGCAGCCGGTACCCTTGAGGATGATTCTGCAGGCGGCGTGGCCGTTGCAATTGGTACAATCGAATCCGCGAAGGGAGACGCCGGAGCACACACTTCTGTTTCCTTCCGGCCATATTCGCAGGTTGTCAACTATGGTGGTTACGATGCCCGCCTTGACGCTGTCGAGGCTGTTGTGGACGGACTCACCAAAGATCCCGGTATCCCCTTCCGCAAGACCGTGACGCTGAAAAGCGCCGACGCCGAGACCCCTGTTTCCATCATAGCAGATGCCGACGTTGCCGCCGGGAAGTGCGTGTATATTACCGGCTTCTATGCCAATGTCAAAGGCAATGAAGCGTGGAGCGGTACCGGAAACAATGTAACCATTGCGGACACCGCCTCGCCGGCCGTTTCCGCAATCACTCTCGCAAAAGCAACCGCGCTTGGTGCCAGCGCACAGTCAATGTTTGGTTCTAACGGTGTAACCCTTGGCGACGGAATCAAAGACGGAACCGGAATGACCGAAGCAAAGGGACTCGAAATTGTTGGGGACGGAGCGTTTACTGCTGGTTCAGACCTTATCGTAACCATCACTGGATTTATCGGCGACATCCCCGCCGCGTAATCCAAAACAAACAGGAGGAAAGAAAATAAATGAGTGACATCAAAGTATACAACAAAAAGATCGCCGGCTCGATTGACCGCATCGACCCCGTATACGAGCAGAAAATCACAATGGCAGAAACCCGCATCGGTCGCGACTGGAAGACCGCCGGGCAGTCTGCACTGTGGACCCGTGCATTCGATTCTGGTGCAACCGTTCTTGGCGCATCTGGCACCGACTATTCAAAAGCCGACGTTTACGGCGGCGCAATCCACGTACCCCAGAAATGGAGCGATGGAAAAGTTGAATCAGCATTTGCCCGCGTAACTTCAGGCCGGTTTGAAAAAACCGCAAAAGCCGCGGTTACCGGCAACACACTTCTCCCCGATTGGGCGCAGTTGTGGGACGCACTCCGCATGGACATCACCGTGCGGAAAAACGCAAACCCGACCGTTCGTCAGTTCCTGTACAACATTTACAACCGGCCCGACGCAGACCGCACAAACAAGCTGACCGAAATGCTCCCGTATGGAATCGTCTTTGACGAATACAACGGAACCGGCGACCCTGTACGACAGGGCGACAAGGGCGAGGGCGCAACCGGAACCTTTGACGTAAAGATTTACGCCGCCGGGTTCACGTGGGACCTTCTCGCGTCGTTGTTCGACAAGTCGCTTGACATGACCATGCTTGCCGACGGAGTAGCCGCCGGATACAACGCCAAGCTCGACGACCTCGCAATCAAGCCGATTCTTGACTACGCATCTTACGGTAACGCCGGAGACGCAAAGCACACCAACAAAGCAACCACGCAAGGCGCCGGACGTCAGGAACTCTTGTACGATACGCTTGAAGACGCCGTTGACGACCTCGGCAAACGAACTGACCCCGTGACAAAGAAGAAGATTGACCCCAGCGGTTCATACCTTCTTTGCTCTGGAAACGTTGCCCGCCATGCCGCCCGTGTTGTGAACGGACTTCCGCAGAACACAAACAACAAGAGGCTCGGAGCCATTTCCGAAATTGCCGGAATCATCGCATACGACGGTGACACTATCATCGGTCGCGACGGTGACACCACATACGCAGGTGTTGGCGATACCTACGCCTATCTTGTCAAGCCGAATCGGTACATGGACATCATCGTCAAGCGCGGACTTACCACCGAAATTGACACCCAGCCGGACGTAAAGACACTCGCACAGGAAGAGCGAGCCTACTATTTCGCCGAAGGTATTTACAACGCCGAGGGGCTTGCAAACTTCGTGCAGAAAATCACCCTCCCGACTTGGTAAAAAGGAGACCCGCCAATGATTGCAATAAAACCATTTAGCGTAAAAATTGGCGGTATTTCCTATCAGGTACCCGCCGGGAAGCAAATACCCGGCGCGGTACTTGAGTACTGGCAATCCGTCAAAAGTCCGTTGCTCGCGGAACACAATCCGCCACAGCCACAACCAGAAGTAAAAAAAGCAAAGTACAAAAAACCGGAAGTACCCAACCTCCCGGAAATGACAGACGAAATTACGGACGAACAGGAAGACGAAAACGAATGAACTTATACGAACGGGCGCGCAAAGACATTGCAAGAATACTCTCAAATCCAAACGGTTTTACCGCGCCCGTCGTATTCACCACACCCGCCGGAGTCGTAATGGACCCGGTGACGTGGTTTTTTATTGACGTAAACCTTGACATTAACCCGACAACCGGTATGCCGATGATCGCACGGAAAGTAGCCGGTTCGGTATCATTATACGCGCCCGATGGAGAAACAAACCAATTTCCTGACGGTAACCCAGCAGACACAAAAGGAAAATGGAAAGCCAAATTTACCAACGGCATTGGACAAGAAAAGGAATATCTTGTATCAAACCCGATATTTGACCGCACAACCGGGATGATAACAATGACCCTAGAATCATACACAAAACGTGTCATACCGGCACCGGTACCGGAGGTCGAATAATGGCCGTAGCATACCCCTCATGGTACAACATACAAACCGGAGCCGTTACCGCACTCGAAAAAGTAGCAACAGAAGAAAACGCAATAGACGAAGCGCGTAATTTTATTGTAGCGCGTGACAAGTGGCGACCGTGGATTGAGAACCAACAGAATATTGCGCTTGTAAACGTGGTTGTCGATTCAGTATTACCCGACGGCGGCGGTACACGACGATACACACAAGACCGCATCACGTTCAATTTTGATTGTTACGTTTTAGGAACCGCCGAAGAACAAACAGACGAAGAAACCGGCGACAAGACGCTTACTCCGGCAGACGAATATGCCGCCGCACGACTTCACCTTTTGGTTGCACAGGTTCGCCATGCAATTTCAAGAATGAGCGAACAGGATTTTGGACTTGCCGCCGGAGCAATTGACACATTGGCGCTAAAACCAAAAATACAAATGTACAACCAAGAGGGCGACGAAAGTACCGGAAGCTATGCACCGGCACGAATACAAATTGAGGTCGTCGCGTCATACGAGCCAGCGGACGACGCAGACACCGAAACGCTCGAAGTTGCAAATATGACGTTCAAGCAGGCTATTGAAAATTGGCATACATCACACACGTACGAAACGGAAACCCCGTAACGTAAAATAAACAGGAGGAAAATAATGGCTATATCGTTCAATTTTTTCGCTCCTTACCGTAGGGCATCAACGCGAGTTGTTGAACAGGTAGGACGGAAAAGAAGTCAGGGCGGAAACTATATCCCTGAAAAAGTATTGATTGTCGGTCAGTACGACGAGGATAAAACCGACGTTAAGGAATACGAAGTTTTCCGCGGATACACTGCCGAGGACTTTGCAAACCAATTTGGCTATGGTTCGGAAATCCATCGGCAGGCAATCAGGATACTTGAACCGCTTGGCGGATTTTCAGAGAACCTGTATGCCGTTGCCGTGAAAAAACCGGACGCCGCAGTTGCCGCAACCGGAACTGTAACATTTACCGGCGCCGCAACTGCATCCGGAACATGGTACATTGACGTTGCAGGTGAAACATACCAGGTCAACGTCGCGTCGGGCGACACCGGAGAGGAACAGGCTGCAAAGTTTGCGGCGGCAATTACCGCAGACATTAACGCGCCTGTAACCGCAGCTGCAGGCGATTCTGGTAGCGCACACATTGTAACTATTACCGCAAGAACAAAAGGTATTGTTGGTAATGATATCGGTGTACGGCTCAACCCGCAGGGCGTCAGTCAATCGTCAAACAATCCCGAGGGAACAACCGTTGCCCTTTCTGCCGCATACCTTGAAGACGGTTCTGGCGAAATCGACGTTGAAGACGTGTTTGTAAACATCGACGGTTCAGACCGGCTCGGTGACACATGGTACACGTTCATCACATGCCCGGTTCGTGACGAAACAAACCTCGCACTGTACAAGACCGCATTGAATCGGCGCATTGAATCGGCACCGAACAGAATGGCCGCGACGGTGGTTGCGTATGGACCGAAAACCACATACGCCGACTACATCGACATACCAGCCGACACCAATGCAAAAACCATCGCTCCGATCTGGGACTCTCGCGTACTTCTTCCGGAAAACGAATTCGGCGCGGCGGTAATTGGCTATGTTGTAGCATCGGCAAACATTGACCCCGGCCGCCCGTTTATGGGAATTGAAACAACCATTCCGATTAAACCCGACGTTCCAGATCTTACCTACGCACAGGCTGACGCGCTGTTCCGCGCCGGTGGTGGATATTGCAAAACCAACGCATCAGGCAATCTCGTCCTCGGTGACCTCGCGGTATCGTATCGCACAACCGCCGCCGGTGGAGCAACCGAAGAATGGTACGACCTTGCATCGGTAACCATGCGCCAACAAAAGGCATACGCGGTTGAACAAATGTTGCGCGGCGAACCGTATGTACGCGGAATGCTCGCAAGTGACGACGTGATTACTGCAAAGGAATACGTCATCAAACCTAAAAAGCTCATTGCCGATTTGTTTGCGCTTATCGACAATTGGGCGTCGGAAGGCTGGACGAAAAACCCAGAAGCGGTAAAAGACACGGTGATTGCGGAAATCAACGCAACTAATAACAGCAGGCTGGACGCAGAGTTTACAGACGACGAAGCAAAAGCCTTGCGCATTATAGCGGTAAAAGCCGCATTCCTGTACTAAGGGGAGGGCATAAATAATGGGAAGAGTAAGACAAGGACCCGCCCGTGAGTTTCTTTACGGCGCGTTGAATCTTGACCCGGCAGAGGGAAGCGAACTGACATACAACACTGATGGGTATTCAGGTCCCGTCCATATGTCTGGAAATGGGTCTACGTACACGGAGGCAAACCCGCACGCGGGTAGCATCAAGCAGGATGTTTCCGTTGACGGCGAGATATTTGAAAAGCTTAAAGCAATACAGTCTGCCCGTTCATTCCTCCCGGTATCGGTAACCACTGCGGGCAATGACCTTTTGACCGGTGAAATGGCAATCGGAAACGACGGACCAATCGAAAACGCAAACGGCATTGTATCACTCGAACTGTACGGAAAACTCCGTATCGACTAAAAAAAATCAGGGCGGCGGGAAACCGTCGCCCACATTTCAACGTTGACCACGACCGTTATTGTGGTTATTGAAAAGGGGCAAAAATGGAAAACGCAAAGCTGACAAAAGCAGAAGCAATCGCAAAGATGACTGAATGGGCCAATTACCTTGAGGTACCAACCGAGGGCGAAGATTGGGACGCGGCAGTTGAAACGCTGGCAATCCCTATCATGAACGGCCGGCTTGATTTTAGCGAAGACGACGAAACATTCACACTTGTACTAAAAGCGCCAATTGAGTTTGAAGGTGGCGGTAAAAAAGAAATGATTACCATCCGCGAAACAACAATGAACGATAAGCGCGTCGCTGAACGATACAAAGAAAATGAAAAAATCTCACAGGTTGAGGCAATATACGCAAAATCATGCGACCTAAAACTTGGCGAAGCCTCACGGCTCAAGGGTAGAGATATCAGTGTAATCACGGCGGTAAACCAAGTTTTTTTCTCGTAACGGCAGCCAGCCGCCGGGGTAGAATTGCAACGCTTGACGATTTACGGTTGGGCGCACTTGCAAAACATTTCGGCGGCGCGTTGCCATTCCGCGACCTTGAACAAATGACGCCACGGCAGGTGGACAGGTACTACCGGATATATGAATACCAGACAACCGAGGAAGAAATATACGCGGAATATCGGTATCCGACACCACCGGCAAAACCGCGAGAACCACCGCCGCCGGAAAGAATGCACGAACTTGTAAAAGAAAGAATTAAAGAAAAATGCAAAATACCCCTTGATAAATAGGGACATTTTGTACTCTATCATAGTAGTAGGGTGTTAGCAATTGGCAGCTAACGAGGCTCATATCCTCGGTGTTGCGGGTTCGAATCCCGCCCCTGCTAAAACCTGAAATACGGCAAGTCTGTAAAGTAGGGTTTCCCGCCGGTTTGGTGAAACGGTATCACCCGGAGCCTGTAACTCCGACCTGCAGGTTCAATTCCTGCGCCCGGCTAATAGAGCCGCCGACGGGCGGAGCGTAGAACATGGGGCGCCTCTTTACAATGCGTAATCCTCCGTGTGCCGCAATCGTAGTGTGCGGAAAGCTAACCTGCTAGAGCGTCATGAGAACTGCCCGCCGGTGTGGTTGAAATTGCGGGAACCGGCAACTTTTTTAGGAGGCGTCAGTAAATGGCAAAAAAGTTTTCACTTGAATCTGTATTGACCCTCTCCGATAAAATGACCGCGCCAATGGGCCGCGTGTCCAAACAAATGGACAAGTTCGGAAAGAAAATGCAAAAGAATTTCGGCGGTGTTGGTAAACAAATCAACGCAATGGATGCTGGAATAAATAAAGCGGCAAAGGGCCTTGCATTAGGATCGGGTTTTATGGCGGCCGGGGCTATAGTTGTTGGCAAGTCTTTTATTGATGCTGGAAAAGAAGTAGAAAAATACAAAACCGTCCTCGTAACCATGCTTGGCAGTCAAGAGGCGGCCAACGCAAGGTTTGAGGAAATGAGCAAATTCGCAGCAGAAACGCCGTTTGAATTAAATGAAGTTGTGCAGCTTGGAAATCAATTACAGGCGTTGGGAAAATACTCAAAAGAAAACATGACCACACTGGGCGACCTTGCCGCAGCCGCAGGCAAACCAATCGAGCAGGTAACGGGCGCATTTGCAAAACTTGCATCAGGACAAAAGGGAATGGCGGTCGATATGTTCCGTGACCTTTTGATAACAACCGACGATTGGACAAAGGCAACTGGCAAAGGTGTATCAAATACCGGCGCACTACTGGCGACAACCGAAGAAATGCTTGCCGCGTTACCGAAGATATTGGCGGACAAGGGATTTGCCGGAATGATGGATAACCTGTCAAAGTCCGCCGACGGTTTAGAGGCCGGCCTTTCAGACACTATTACTCAATTCAAACAGCAGGTGGGCGGAGTGATGCTCCCCGCGTATAAAGAGATAATCAAAGTCCTTATTACTATTGGCGAGAAGTTTTCCGAAGTGTTTGCAAAAAAAGGCACAAAGTATATCGAAATGATTGCAGAGGCTGGCGAACGGCTGGCGAAATGGCTTGCAAACCTCGACGTTGAAAAAGCAATCGACGGCTTTATAAAGTTCGGCCAAACGATTGGTAAGGTTGTCGGCTTCCTCATAAAGTTTGCTCCCGTTATCCTTGCGGTCGTCGCGGCAATAAAAATACTCGCAGCGGTACAAACAATTTACAACGCGGTGCTACTTGTAACCACTGTTCTGGCGTCGCCGATTACACTAATCGTACTCGCAATAATCGCGGGCGTTGCACTTCTTACTGCCGGCATTGTCCTCATGGTAAAACATTGGGATTCGGTTGTTGGTGTTCTAAAAGTTGTCGGCGGGTTTTTCAAAAAAGTTGGCCAGACAATGATAAAGTGGATGCTCACACCAATCAATCTTATTCTTGACGCGGTTGGTGGACTTTTGCGAGTACTTGCAAAAATACCCGGACTTGGTGATTTGGTGGGCGGCGCGGCGAATGCAATAGACGCTTTTCAGGCAAAAGCGAACATGACAATAACCGGAAGCGCAGACGCGTACGATTACGCCTCTCCGTGGACAAAGGGCAATGTGTCCCGTAGCGTATCCGAATCACGGCAAACGGTGGTAAACGAGGTATACGTCAGGCCGGACAAGGGCGCGGCAATATCCGGCGCACGTGGCGGCGCACCCCAGCAAGTACTAATGTACGGAGCGGCACAATGAGCGACGCAATTTTATCACTGCCAATTGACAACACAAACAACGACGGGTCAGCCTCGCCCGCGTTTTTCTCACGACTGCGCCCCGGCAGGTTCACCTCTCCCGCCGGGGTTCAGTCGTCCTTTTTGTACGACAACCTTTCCCGTTCCCGCGGCAAAAAAACATCTGCGCACGAAGTATCAGACGCAGACACCACAATCATACAAGATTCAGGAACAACGCTTTTAGTATTTCCGCTTGAAGTATATTTTGTCGGCGAGAACGGCGACCAAGAAGCCGATATATTTTTCAAATCATTAACCGAAGAACGATACACGCCAGACACGCCCGGCATACTAAACCACCCGCGATGGGGTGACGTGCCTGTTATTCCATTCGACGCGGTGGAACAGGTAGAATCATACACAAGTGGAAGCGGCATTTTCCGCGTAACGGTAACACTCCGCGAAACAAAAACCGTATCACGTTCCGCCGCGTCAAAACTTTCACCGACCGGGCTTGACAACAAATACAAACAAGTAAACGCCGGCGCAATTGAACAAGCCGAACGAATGGTAACAACGGCAAAAGCAAAATACGCAAAAGCAAAATCGGTTGTTACAAAAAAGGTAAAAATCATCACCGGAGTTGCGGACGACTTGACCGGGCTGGCGGATGACGTACGGCGCGAGGTTGACGCGGCAAAAGCTGGAATTCTTGAACTGATAAACGTATCGGCGGCAATACCGCAAATTATCGGCGCGGCAAGTGATATTGTCCGAACGATAACCAGTATACCGCAAGATTCAGCCGATCTGTTTTCACAAATCGTTGACATGACAAACGACATATTAAACGACTTTGGCGAGGATATTTCAAACGCATCAACCCCGACAGATTCAGCAAACGTCGCGTACATCTTGCAGGGAATCGGCACAGCTTGCGTTTTGGGCGTTGCGAATGCTGGTATGATGATTGACTACGAAACACGCGAAACCGTCGGCAAGTCAATAGACGATATTGACGGCGCATATTCCGATTACCTCGCGGTGTTACAATCTGCCGGAAATGTGGACGGCTCGCAATTTGCAATTGACCACGACACGTTGTCGGGTCTTCACGGCGCGGCGTATGATACAATAACGTATCTAACAAATACATCGTTTGACCTGAAATTAAAACGGACATATACATTGACCGCACCATCCGACCCCGTTACACTGTGTTGGAAATACTACCGCGACATTTCGCACGATATGTTAGATTTTTTTGCACGAACAAACAAGCTGACCAATTACGAGTTTATCGAGATACCCGCAGGTCGCGAGGTTGCAATTTATGGCTAGGCCAGAACAAGGACAACTATACACCGTAAAACCAAACGACACAATCCACACAATAGAACGCGCCGCGTATGGCCGTGTCGTCAATCGTGTTGTACAGGCAAATTACGACCTGTTAAAAAAACGCGGAATATCTGACGAAGGGCTACCGATACTATACGCCGGCGACGTTCTTTTTATACCCATATACAAAAACCGGTATTTTGATCAACCGATAACAGCCGATTTTGACACACAATTATTGGTAAAATTAAACGGCGTAGAATTACCCGGTGCACTTGCCGGCAGAATATCACGCGCAATGAACCGTATCGCGTCAGGCTTTGTGTTTGACGTACCGTTTGACATTACAAGCCGGGGAGAACTCGACCTATTCCGACCATACACTTACCACACGGCACAGCTGTACATCGGCGGTGAATTATATATTACCGCGGTTGCCAGTAATTGGACATACAGCGCGTCAAGTGACGGAACCGTTGCAACAATCGAATGCCGGACAACACCGGGCGAAATGCTCGAATGCATGGGTATGCGTTCGTCGTATACCTTCCGCGCTGGAATGTCACTATTAAAAATCTGCCAAGAAGTCGCGTCACCTTACGGCATTACCTGCTATTCCGCGTCGGGAACCGGCGGGGTGGTTGAGGGCGAATCAGATATTACCAGTGAAAAGTTTGGACGGGTTGAACAGGACATAACCGAAACAGACGCCGCATTTTTGGAACGGCTGGCGCTTGCAAAAGGTTTTTTATTGACCAGTCGCCCCGATGGCAATTTACTATTGACAAGGGCAAACACACAAGACGCGCCCGCATTCCGGCTGGTGTATGGCGAGGCGCCGGTGTTATCAATTGGCGCATCATTTGACGGCACAAAACGGTACCGTAAGTGGATGGGAGTTACTGACGAATCCGGCGTGTCAAGTATATCGGCAACACTCTACGATAAAACAGTACCGCGCGAGCGTGGATTTGTTTTCAAAGCCGATGAATCAGACGAAGGAAACATTGAGCAGGCGATAAAATGGCGCATGAGTAAAAGCATCGCCGAATCTGCCGCGATACCGGTACAGGTAGTCGGATGGCGTACACCAGACGGCGAACTATGGGCAGAAAATATGAAGGGTACAATCACGGCACCGGACGTTTTTATATTACGTGAAACACCGGTAATCATCGAATCGGTTGAATTGACAAAAGACGCCGGCGGTGACATTGCCAGCCTCATGGTTGTACTTCCGGAATCGTATACAACCACCATGCCGAAACAGCCGTACCCGTGGGAGGGAATGCCGAAATGACAAACCCTTTTTCTTTTATAACATTTGACCACACAGATATTGAAACACTCGGCAGGGCGGAGGGAAACTCCGTTATAGTAACCGCAAAAGGAAACGCCGAGCGTGGTACCGACGGGGAACTGTACGGAACACACGGCGTAGTATCACGTGCAAGTAAAAAAACCCGCGGTGTAAAAATCAGGATTGGCAAACTGTCCATAATTATCGGGGCGTACACATACGGCGTTGAACCACCGGACAACGAGGGCGCATTAAAGTTATACGCAACGGACGCGGACGGCAACGAAAAAGGCTCGCACCTTTTGGACAATGACGGCACGCACGTAATAAACAACGGCGAGGATTGGGCGGTACGGTATTCAAAACTTGAGGAAGCATTCAACGAGTTGAAGGGTAAACACAACAAACTACAGGCGGCGTTTGACGCGCACACGCATCCTGGCGTTGAAAGTGGGTCGTCGTCAACCGGCACTACGGTTGCATCTGGTGCTGAATCAAGTGCCGACATAACGCCCGCAAAAGTCGAGGAGGTACGGTTACCGTGACGATACAAAACAATTACGACGGCGACGTGTTATTGTTGGTTGATCATACAACCGGCGAAATAGACATGGAATACAAAAACGGACAACCAAAAATGACACAAGGCTTTGAAACGTGCTTACTGCTTTCTATATTCGGTGAGGATTGCGCATTGAACGGAATGACAACCGACACAACCGAAAAGTTTACGTCAACATTTCCAGAAGTAATAAGGCGCAAACGTGTTTCCGAATCGGTAAAAAATGACGGCATAAAAGCAATCGAACGGTCACTAGCGTACATGGTACAGGAACGAATGGCTTCAAACGTATCTGTCACAGGTACAATTTTAGGCGTACACGCGATCGGCTGGGGTATCGACATAACTGCACCCGACGGAACCGGCAGACGATACGAACTGAATTGGATAAACGGCGGTTTGACATTTGGATACCGCGACACAAACACATGGGGAGGCGAATAAATGGCAATGCCGACTATTCCAACCGCGGCGGAAATAAAGGCGCGGATTGTTGCAGATATTGAAACCGAAATAGGACAAACCAGCCCGGCACTTCCGAAGAGTTGGAACAAGGTGATTGCCGGTGCCGTTGCGGGTGTTATTGTACTATTGTATCAGGCGACATTGTGGGTATACCGTCAGATTTTCCCGGAAACAGCAGATTATGCCGCGCTTATTCTTTTGGGAAAACTTGTACAGGTATATCCGGTAAGTGCGAATCAGGCGGTAATCACGGCCGACGTATACGGAACAATTGGCGAATCGGTAACATCTGGCACAACGCTGTTCAAAGCGTCAAACGGCGTTGTTTATTTAGTAACTACCGGCGGAACAATCGGTTCTGGCGGATACGTTGAATGTACCCTAACCGCGCAAACATACGGCGACATTGGCAACATTGAAGACGGCGCAGAATTGCGCATCGTCACGCCGGACACCGCGTTGACTGGCACGGCAATTGTAACCGGAACCACAACCGACGGAGCAGACGCAGAAACCGAGGCGTCGTTCAGGTCACGTGTTATTGCACGGTATAAGAAACGGTTCACCGGTGGAAGCCCTGCCGATTATGAACTATGGGGACTTGAAGCGCCGCATTTTATTTGGGTATCACCATACGCCGGAAACGAACCAGGTACCGTTTGGATATATGGCGAGGTGGACAATCAAGTTGACGGAATACCCGACACGGCACAGCTGGCAACGCTCAAGGATTATTTAATTTACGACCCCGAAACAGGCTTGGAAACACGCCGACCAATCGGCGCGGAAATTACTACGCTTCCTATAAGCCGGAAACCATTTGATTTTGACATTTCAATTTCGGGTGCATCGACGGCAACAAAGAATGATATTGAAGCGGCGTTGTCAGATTATCTTTTGTCACTGTCACCATATAACGAAGGTGTGTCGCTTGAACGTAATGACGCGGTAACTGATACCGGCGCATCATCGGTTGTCAATGACGTTGCGCGATCTGCCGGTGCTACGGTAATATCGCTCATTGTCCGCGATGGAGATTCATCGTCGCCATTGACAAACTATATTCTGTACGGCGGACAAAAAGCAAAACTTGGCGACGTTACATTCACAGACATGGCGTAAGGAGGTGTGTTTACATGGCTACAATAAGTACAGCAATTGAAAACACACTCCGACGAATCGGAACCGTTGCTGGTGTATCGGGTAAAAATGTACGCTCGGTTTGGCGGGGTATATCAAAAGAGTTTGGGCGTTTTGTTGACTATCGGGATTTGGTAAAACGCGCATCGGTACCGTCGGAAGACTTGTGCATCGAGTGTTTGGACGACATGGAGGATAAATACGGGTTGCCCGAAGCGGAAGAAATGACCGACGACGAGCGCATTGCCCGTGTTGTCGAGCGTGCGAGTATTCGCGGTTCGGGTGGTCCCGATTGGCTTGAGGCGCAAATACAGGCCGCCGGTTTTCCGTTGTATGTTATTGAAAACAGTCCGCGGCCGGCGGAAGAAACACAATTTGGCGACGTGCAATTTTCACCGACAACACAATTTGCGCTTATGCCAAAAAGAACCGACCCGCTGACCGTGCCGGGTATTTTGATTACATCGTCTGCGTATTCTGCTGGTGCAGGACGAATGGCAACCGAATCACAATTTGGCGTCGGTATGCAATTTGGCACGTCGTTTTTCGGAACACGTGACCCCAACTATATTTATCCGCAACCACGCGAGAGACAGATACCAACCGATACGCAAAAATGGTCACGGTTCTTTTTCTTGTCACCGTTTCCGGACCGATTGGCAAGTATAGACGAAATGTTATTGTTGTCAATCGAAAAAATTAGATACCTTGAAAAACTGGTACAGGCCATAAAGTATTTACACTTGTGGTGTATTGCTCAAGTACAAGAGGATATTGTTTTAACAACGGAAGATGGCGAGATACTGACAACGGAAGACGGAATAAATCTTGCGGGATAATTTGATAGTGGGAACAGGAAATAAGGAGGGCGTATAATAATGGCGGAAGTCAAAAAGAAATTTAGCCAGCTTGACCCCGGAAGTGTACCGTTCGAAGGAACGGAAACCATCGCGGCGGTACAGGGCGGCATAACAAAACGCGGTACTATTTCGGGCATACACGGTGCCGGGTGGTGGGATAAACTAAAAGCGGCGTTTGTCGATTTTGTTGCACCGGAGGCACTACACGCAAATGACGCGGATACGATCGGCGGTGAGACGTCGGCAGAATTACACAATGCGGGCGCGCTTACTGGTACGGCGCCATTATCTGCAATACCCGCGCAACTAACGGGTAAAAACGCGGCAACGGCGACAAGCGCGGCAAAACTTACCAATGCGCGCACAATAACATTAACAGGCAATGCAACGGGGTCAACGTCATTTGATGGGTCGGGGAACGTGTCGATATCGGTAACGGTTGGATACGCGACGTCTGCCGGGTCGGCGGGATACGCAACGAATGCGGGGACATCTGCCGCGTGTTCAGGCAACGCGGCAACGGCGACAAAGGCAACGAATGCAGACACAGCGGCAAAATTCTTAAACGAACCAGTTTCAAGTCTTCCGCAGGCAACAACTGCGCATTGGGGCAAGTTGGCCTATTTAAAAGAAGCGACTGTATCTGGCCCCAAAGGACTTTATTATTGTACAAAATTACACTCAACAGGTTTCATATGGATAAAAATAGGCTAACCACCGCCAACAAAAAGGAGAAAAATAAATGAGAAACTTAGCAACTATAGTATCAAATTACGATTCGGCGAGTACCGGATTTTCTGACGGCAAATTACGCGACAACCCCGGCGATGATACCGGTTCGGGCGTTATGTCGGCATGGGGTAATGACATCTGGTATGCGTTACGCGCAATTGTCAAAAAGTGGCATGGTGCTGGCAACGTATCAGATACGGCGGAATCCGAAAACAACCACGACGTGCTGGACGCCATCGAACAAATGATTGGCTTGTCGGTATATGGTGTTGCTGATTACAACCCGGCGACGACTTATTCGACGTTGGGCGAATCGGTAATGTATGCCGGTATGCAATTTGTCAATATAAATGCGTCGTCCAATTTGGGTAAAACGCCATTGACAGAGCCTCTGTATTGGTTACCATGTCCTGACTCACGCGATTTATTCGTAAAATCGGTACATGGTTTGCCGGTTTGGGGTGCATCGCATCCGATACATGATTATAACAACGCGGCGTATTTGCAATCGTTTGGTTTGGGTGTGCATCGTATTGGCGGGTATTCTGGTACTACGTTTACTGCGGTTGGTATACATCTTGACGGTCAATCTATCGGCGGTTCGGGTACTGCATTGTCGGATATTGTTGAAGCGTGGCACTTAAAAGATATTTGGATGCCTGGTTCTGAAGGTTCACGGTCAAGCATTGACGCTCGGGGCAGGTTGTTACGTGCAATAGACGCAACTGGCGGGCAGGCTGATTTAATGGCGGAAGTGCTGGAAGATCAGATGCAGGGGCATTGGCATGACTTTGCAAGGACTACAGGAATCTTTTCGTCGACCGTTTCCTTTTCCGATATAAATTATTCAACGATCAGAGCATCGGGCGGTGGAGACACGGTTACCATCGGGATAACAAACCCAAGAAACGACGGCGTCAACGGTACCCCTCGCACAGGCTCAACAACACGCGACAAATCGGTAACCGGAGGCGTACCTTACATAGTTGTAATGGTTCCGGCATCGTAACCCCATAGGGTATAAAACAAAAGAAAACCCCGGAAGGTATGCCCAACCGGGGTTGTTTTTTCTTACCCAATCCGGAAGACTACTTCCAAACCCTCCCGCATTCACCTACCGCATTCAACCCTTTCCGGTTTGCCGGACAGAATTGCGCTCCATCTTCGCTCATTATCAATATACCGTTTTCCAAAACAACAAATCCAGTGATTTTGTTTTTTCGGCATACCCATTCGCCGTCACCAGCACCACCCCATACCGAAGCATGACGATTGTACAGGTATGAGTACTCAATGCCGGACAACACAACCGATTTTATCAACCATTCGGGACTGTCAAAAACAACACGTTCAACGTCGGGCATTTTTGGCGCGGTGTCCACAAGGTCGATTTTGGGGGTTGTGGTTGACAAATCTTGTGCGTAATAGTCGGTATGTTCTGTGCCGATCTGGTCAACCCATTCGCGCACCACATACAACATACCCCGCACGGTATAAAAACCGATTTTACCCTGTAGGGTATTGCCGCCAGTGTCGGTAATGGTTAGACGTTCTTTGTGTCCCTCACCCATTAGGCTTGGCGGTATACCAAAAACCGTTCCGCCATCGGTTACCAAATACGCAGGGTATACCGGTATCGGTGCAAGTTTTGCGGGGTCTGGTATTACCACCTCCGGCGTCTGTTCCGTCTGTTCCGTCTGTTCTGTCTGTTCTGTCTGTTCTTCTTTTGCCATTTGTTCTGTCTCCTTTTCTGGTTCTTTTGGTTCTTCCACCACAATTGGCGGAGGCTCAATCGTCACTGGCTCTGGTTCTGGTTCTTCAATCGCTATTGGTTCCGGCATTGGTTCCGGGACAGGCTCTTGTGCGGTTGTTCTTACTGGTTCCGGCGGTATATCCTGCATACAGCCCGGCACCACAACCACAGCCACAGCCACAAGTAAAAACACCGTTATTATTCGCACGGCACCGCCCTTAACGCGTCATCAAGCACGTTTCCGAGTACGGCGTCCAAGTCGTCGGCTGGTTCGGTATTGTCCGTTGCCAGTTCATCCATTGCGGCCGTGCTGTTTCGCACCCTCATGTACGGCTGAAGGAATGATTTCCCTGCAACCTTTCGCAACATTTCCGGGCGGTCGGCACCGTCGTAGGGGTTGGTGATATCCTCGCGGAAAATCTTTTTTGTCCACGTTCCGCCACCTTTTTTGAACATTGTTTTTTCAGTGTATTCGCGCCCACCTTCTTTTTTTAGGCTGCCGGATACGCGCGCTTCCTCAAATGCGGCAAGGTCGGCCATATACGCCCGATAGCTTGGTGAATGCGTTGTTGCCTTTTCCAGTAGCCGTGACGCCTCGTATACCTCGCCGACAACTTTACCGGTTGCGCGCAATGTTCCGTATACCGCAACGGCAATAATCTCGCCACGGGGTACGCCAATTTTTTTGAAGTCAATACGGAATTCTCCGTTGGTGCGGGATACATCGACAATGTCATTTTTGTACACCGACTCAATGTTCAGGTCAACAAACGGACTATTGCCGCCGGTGGTTGCCGCGAATGAATACGCCTCGACGCCCGGTATAAACTCGACAACACCACCAAACGGGACGATACACCCCATATCCGGCAATGTTGCACCCAACATGAACGCCTCTTCCATTGCGGCGACAACCGATTCTTGACCCTCACGCGTTGCCCATACGTCAAGCCACTGTTTGGAATCTTGCGTCATGACGTACCTGGTGTTTTTTTTGACCATGAGCGAAAATGCGGGCTTGTCTTTTCGCATAAATGGCGCGGTTATTGTCGCGATTTCTCCCGTTTTTGCGGCAATGTACGCTGGTAGGTTATTCGGGCTTGTCGGCGGCGCTGATGGGGCGGGCGCGATTTTGTTTTTTGTGGTGGTTGGCGCGGCGGCGGTCTGTTCGGGATTTGTCCACGCATCAAACGCCTGTTCGGAATCCTTTACCGTTGCACCTGTTCCGATTCGTCCGCACGTTTCACACCAGATTGTGTACTTTGCGGTACCATCAGGGTTGGATTCTTTTGCTTTTTGTACCTCTTGATTACAACACGTTTTCATTGTTCCGTAGCCTCCTTAGATTATCCATGTAAACACGATACCGACTGCATAAAGTGCAATTACAATCCACGACGCAACTTTTTTCATTGTGTCATCTTCACTTATTATCACCTCTATCGGCGAAATAAAATCAATAGCCAAAAGCGCGGTTATAACCACCTTCATTCCGATCATTCCGTTGTCTCCTTTACATTTCCCATTTCGTCACGACGATTGCGTTCACGCATCATTGCGGCGGCGTAACAGTATGCACCATCGGCGGTTTGCCGTATCTTTTCCTTGACCGAATAGAACGGCGTAACCTCCATTTCTGTTTTTGAAATAATTGCCGCCATCGCCGCCATTGCAAATTCATCAAGCAGGGTTTTTTCTGCGGGTGTACTCATGTTGTCGGTCGTTCCGGTTCCGCCACAAGCAGGACATATCATTCCTCTTAGCGCGCCCTTGCCTAACCCGCCACAAAGCCTACACGTCATTCCTCCTCCTTAAAACACACTTTTACCGATCTGCTTGCCTCGCCAACCGACAAACAGCCTTTTTTTTCCAGATACTTGTACACCTCTGGTTTTGCCTCCTTTATTGTTTTTAACGCTTCAATGCGTTCGCTTCCTTTTCGTTCTACCCATTTGACAACCGGTACAATTTCACCATCAACATTAGTACGCAATTCTTTTGAGTCTGCCAAAAATACTGACAGTGCGCTTTGTGCATCTTTTTTGCGGTTGTCCCATAGTTTCGCTTGTTCGTCTGCATGGTTGTATGTACGCGCAAGGTCAACAGCTTTTTCACCGTCTTCACCAGTTATAAGGCGAAAATCATCATTGATTGTCGGGTACAGTGTACACACATCGTCAATTGATATAGCTAAATCTTTTGGCGGTTTGTCATGGTCAATGTGCCACTTCATTCTGCTTGCAAGCTCAAACAGTTTTTTACCCCACTTGCGGTTGCGTCCAATTATCCATACATGGTGATTTGCAGAATCTGACAACAAGGGCAAATAACAAACGTTTACATCCAATGCCTCAAGCTGGTATTGAATCTGTACATAAAACTTTAATGGTATTCCTTGCCATGTTTTTAACTCATAATCAAAGCCAGAATGATGCGAACCGTTGCGCCTTTTTGCCGACCAATAACTTGCGTTTTTTGCTTCAATCAAAAACGGTTTTGACAGGTCAATTTTTAACCCATGCGCCTTGATTTTTCCTACCTCTTGAAAATGGCTATCGGGTACCCATATGCCATCAGGGTGCGCAATCGCAAAATCGTTGTACCACTGCGTGTGGTGTTTGCATGGTGTAGCTTGGTATTTTTCGGGGTTTGGTTTTGTGCCGTGTTCTTTCAGCAGCTCATATTCCAAGCGCGATTGTAAATACTCAAGCCCAAGCGGACGGTCAATACCACGCAAAAACAATTCGATATTTTTTGGCTCGTTCCAGTTGCCCATTTCTGCTGGCAATCCTGCCGGGTCGCGTGTTTTGCGTCCGGTTTTTTCTTGCCACAGGGTAATGGCAGTGTTCCCATAACCGGCTAACGATTCTCCGGGCTTTTCCGGGTCGGGGATACATGATGATATTTCAGACGCGCCAATTCTGGTTGACCGTGCGGTATGGAAATTGTCTGATATGTACCAAAATGGGTTCAAGGTCGCCTCCTTATCCAGCCGCGTATTTTTGACGGGATTGTTTCACGGATTCGGTTCTTGCATCGCGGGTTTCCGCTTTCAGTACAATCCGGGAATCTAACACAGCTTTTTGTAAATGGACAGCGCAGCTTATATACCCGTCCGTTTCGTTTGTATTTCAATTTGTCACCTCCTTATCAATTCCCCTGCATCATAACAATCGAAATGTTAAGATGCAATTGTTTGCCGTCCATCCAACATTAAGTTAAGC